GCAGCTATAGATAACACTGATGTTAAGACCTTTGGTGAAGAGATAGACAACCAAAGAAAAATACAAGAGATGCAAAACGAAAGCAGAATGAGAAGTATGAGTACACCAGACCTTATGAGGATTGCTAACGGTGGCTGAACCTGTCAGTGCATTAAGAGACTTAGATGAACTTTCTGGTTATACAGAACAGAACCCGTTGTCTGTTGGAGAAGAGCAACAAAAAGCAATACAAGAGTTAGAACGTAGAGGCATTAATCCTCCTGAGAAGCCTGAGTTTGGTTATGACTACGGTGGAGATAGAGGCTTAACAGATATGTTTATGCCCTTTCGTAGAGAAGTCATAAGCCCAGAACAAACCATTCCTACAGGAAATATTTCTTTTGGTCCCAGAGGAAATATGCAGCAAGAAGTTAAGACGATACCAGCTCAGTACGGAGAGTCAGAGTTTGGTATGGAGTATATGCCTTTAGTAAGAGGAACTAAGTCAGCTCTTAACGCTGTAGGTGATCTTTTGTTTGGTGACGCTGGAGAACAAGCAGCCGTAGCAAAGTCAGCTTTAAATATGGCAGAAGGCCTTGGTCAATACGCAACAGAGCAAGTAAAAGCTGCGGCATCCGGTGGACAATACTACGATCCTGAACAACAAAGAATAGTTAGCTTTGATCCTACGTCAGTAATGTTTGGCGGCAACCCCGCAACAGGACAAGCGGTTCTAGGTTCTGGGGTCAGACTATCTTCTGGCGGCGGCAAGACAGGTAATAGGATAGCTGGCGCTAGTGCGTTGAGAGATATAGGTATAGCAGATGAGTTTCCAACTACTTTTACTCAATCTACAATAGATGCTTATACAGAACAAAATTTAGACCCAAGAATATTTAAAACAGGAGCTGGGGCGCAACCAAGATCAAAAGAAATACAAAGAAATCTGGACACAAATATTGAGTACGGAGATCAAAGACTTAAAGAAATACCATCTTTAAATTTAGAAGACTATGAAGGTTATGGGTTCATGTCTCCTATTGCTGATACTTCTGGCGCTGGAGATGTAATTAAAACAATAAATGGTGTTCCTGTAGATGTTTCTAGAAGAGGTGGTCAAGACTTTATGTTTGATCCAGAGTCTGGAGAGCTTCTATGGGCATCTGATTATAAAGTAATAAGAGGTATGCAAGAAAACCCAGCCCCATCAACATTTATGGGAACTGCTCAAGAATTATATAAGAGGACAGGCAAAAGTCCTTTGTTGATACCTCATAGCATGACACCTACTGGAGTAGACTTTTCGCAAGTTGCAGAAACCATGTTAGGTTATGCAAAAAATAACATGGACAAAAGCACACTAAAATCTTTAAACAAAGATATAAAAGAAATATATCCAGATTGGCTTGGTTTAGAAAATAAAGATTCAATAAGTAATTTAAATAGAACTTCGGGAGAATACAGAAAAAAAATAATAAATTTACTTGATCAAAAATACAGAAACAAAGGAGGTTTAACTGCTGGTCAAGCAAGGTTAGCTATGATTGATGAGGACCAGAGAATTATTAGAGCTGGTACTTTAAGAAATGTAGGTGCAATGGATGGGTTTAGAAATCCATTAACTGGAAATCCTCATCCTGTATACAATGCGGGGATGTATGGAGAAGGTCTTGGTAGAATAAATTTACCTATTTCTGTATATGAACTAAACCCGCAAGCTGCACAACTAGGTGGATTAAGGTTAGATCAAATATTAAGGCCTCCCAGAGCTACAGGTAAGCAGGGCGGGTTAAGGTCTTTAGAAGGTTCTCCGCTAACAGGAGTAATAACAGAGGATGTTTTGAGAGGAATTGAGCAAAGAAGAAATTAGTTAAATAATTATGCAAAACCACAATATGTGGTATAGTTAAAGTACAGCGAACTCCACGCTTTTTTGGAGGTGCGGAACGTCACCGAATATTTGACGGCATTTACGGAAGGTTAAGATGCTACCAGAAGATGATCTTGATGAGGCTACAGACATTACGTTTGAGCTTGAAGAGACAGAGGCTGAAGGTCAGGTAACTGACTCCGAATCATCCACGGATACTGAGGAAGCTCAGGAAAAATCTACTAAACCTGTTTTTGACGAGGTTCAACAAGATGCCTTTGATAAGGCTATAGGCAAGAAGGTCTACCAAATTTCTGAAAAGGAAAGGGAGATCCAAGGCCTAAATGCCAGAATCAAAGCTCTTGAAGATAGTGTTCCGAAAGAACAGAGGCCTGTTATACCGCCAACGCCTGATCCTTATCAATTAAGCGATCAGGAGTTTAGAAGAAAGGCTGGCGAACGTGACGAGGCAATAGCAAGACAAGCTGCTTATGATTCACAGCAACAGTCGTTACAACAACAGCAGTTGCTGGCTGAGAAGCAGCAGTACGATTTAAATGTAGCTACGCAGAACGAGAAGATTAGCTCTTATTCTAAACGTGCTACTGCTTTGGGGATAACGCCAGAGGAATTGCAAGTTGCGGGTAATACTGTAGCTGGCTTTGGTGTATCGCAAGACCTTGTTGACCATATCTTAGGGGATGACATGGGACCAGCGATCACAATGTACCTCAGTAAGAATGCTGTTGAACTAGACAACATTCGCAACATGACCCCAATGCAGGCTGCGATTAGGATAGAGAATGAAATTCGGTCTGAAGCTGCAAAACTTAAACCTAAAGTAAGTGCGGCTCCTCCTCCGGTTGATACGCCACAGGGTGCTGGTTCAGCGCCTAAAGCTAGAGGCCCAGCAGGAGCAACCTTTGAATGAATGAGGTGGCCCAATGGCTAATAATCTATCGAGTAATATTACTCGGAAAGTGGCAAGAGTATTTTTAGATGCTTTTGAAGCTTCCCGTGTAGTCACAAAAACTATTGACACTCAGCTCTTGAGTGGCAAGTTCAACCCTTCCACTGGTAGTAATGTAGACTTCAAACGTCCACACGACTACAACTCAATTCGTACAGCAGGCGGTGACATATCTGGCGCAGCTAAGTCTGACATCATTGCAGGCAAGGCAACTGGTACGGTTCAGAACTACTTCACTGTTTCCACTTCTTGGAGCAACATTGAAGAAGCTCTTGAACTAGACCAGCTAGATGCAATCCTAGCTCCTGCTGCTAGACGTATTGTTACTGATCTGGAAACAGACCTCAGTGGATACATGATGAGAAATGCTTCACTACGTTATGGTAGTCACGGTGTCTTTGCTGATGCTTGGACAGACATAGCGGGTGCTGGAGCTTTGTTAGATAGCGTAGGCGTACCAGCATCTGCTGATAAGTTCTATGTTATGAATCCTTTCACAGCTACTAAGCTTGCAAGCGTTCAGAATGGCCTAAGTGCCTCTGATAGCTTGGTTCGTACAGCTTGGGAAAACTCTCAAATCTCTGCCAACTTTGGTGGACTTAGAGCGTTAACTTCTCAGAGCTTAAACACTTTTACCTCTGGCACAGGCGCTGACAGAGCTGGTACTTTAAGTGCTGCTCCTGATGCAACCTATGTCACAGCAAAAGATACTATGACTCAAACCTTAGCTGTAACTGGCCTACAAGCCAATATGGTTGTTAAGGCTGGAGACATGGTTAAGATTGCTGACGTTAAGCGTTTAAACCTTGATAGCAAAACTGCAATGATCAACGAAAGTGGTGTTGCGGTAGATTGGACAGGCGTTGTTACTGCTGACGTTACTCTTAGTGGTGCTGGTGCTGGTAACCTAGTTGTTGCTGGTCCTGCTATCTATGAGGCTGCTGGTCAGTACAATACTGTTGACGCTGCTCCTGCTAACGGAGCTGTTGTTACAGTATTAAGCGCATCTGCAACTATGTATCAGCCAAACTTGTTCTACATGAAGCAAGCTTTTGGTATGGGTACTGTTAAGTTGCCTAAGCTTTACTCAACCGACACTATTGCTACTACATCTGATGGTATGTCTATCAGAGTTAGTAAGTATGCTGACGGTGATGCCAACACCCAGAAGATTCGTTTTGACTTGTTGCCTGCTTATGCAACATTCAATCCGTTTATGGCTGGTCACGGCTTCGGAGTATAAAGCTCCTCCTTGGGATGACGGGAGCTTCGGCTCCCAGAATCTCTACTCAAATAGGATATTAATATGCCAAATGTAGGTGGAAAAAAGTTTCCTTATACTCCCGCTGGTAGAGCTGCGGCTGCTCAAGAAATGAAAAAAATGCCTAAAAAAAAGAAAAGTAAAAAGGTGAACTCTGGAGCAACATACGAATAATGGCTACTGTAGCGCAAGTTGCTAAGGCATCATTACAACGAATATTAGTACAGGCTAGTGAAGCTCCTTTGCAACCTGATGAATATGCTGACTTCATTTTTGCCATGAACAATTACATGGGAGAACTTGATGCTCAAGGCGTTAAGCTAGGTTTTACTACTGTTTCCGGTTTAGGCGATGAAGTTACCATTCCAACAGGCGCTCTAAGAGGCGTTATTGCTAACTTAGCTATAGAGGTATCTCCAGACTATAACGGTATAGTTTCTCCGGGTCTTGTAAAAGCTGCAAAAGAAGGCATGAATACAATGCGCCTTTTAGGACAAAGTATAGGAGAAACCAAAATGCCTAGCACTTTACCGTTAGGCTCAGGCAATGAAGGTGATATGTCAGGCATCTCTGGACATTTCTACCCAGACTCAGAAGCGGATATTCTGGCAGAAACAACTGGCGCGATAGCTTTGGAGCAAAACACAAATGGATAGATCGCAAGGTAGAAAAAAATCAGGCTTTGTTGCAAAGACATCCGTAGATGCTGGCGCATACATTGACTATTTTGTTAACGGAACAAACTATAAAATTTTATACACTGACTTTCTTGGTGGACTTGGAGTTACTGGAACGATAGTTACAGAAGGAGATGCATCTGGAACTGCTGTATTAAATGTAGACGGAACTATCAATAAAATCAGGAACTTAGAGAATGGTCCGGGTGTTATATCTAGCGTTTCAGCTAATGGCGGCGTAAAGCTTCAGCAAAACTTTACAGCCGATAGCACTGGCGAACCTATACTGCGAAACATAACGGATGATACTCCAGACATAGTTTCTTTGGTTGCAGGAGCTGGAATTTCTATAGCAAGAACAAACAACTACCTTACAATATCAGAAACAGCAAACACTATATTAGATGGGCTTGTAAGCTTACAGGCTAACTCAACGGCTACTACTATATCAGTAGCTGGAACAGCCGTAATTGTAGCGGGAACATGGGTTGTTCAAAAGAGTGGTGTAGGATCAGCTACAACGTCAGGAAGAATAACTTATACAGGCTCCGCTAACCAAGAGTTAGTGTTAGACGCAAGTTTGTCTATAAAGACAGCCTCAGCTTCAGCTCAAAACGTATCTGTTTACTTAGCAAAGAACGGCACAATAATAGCTGCCTCAAGAATAAATGCGGAAACAGATAACACAATGGAAAAAAATATTTCTGTTAGTTGGATAGAGACTGCGGCTCAAAATGATTACTTTGAAGTGTTTGTAGCTAACGATACAAGCACAGATAATTTAATAGTTTCTAGGGCTGTTCTTAGGACATCTTAATGCCAAAGACTGTATTGCCAATTGCTAATGGTTATTATGAGAGTGACTCTTTGCCTATATCGGCTCAGGAGTGTACTAACTTTTATCCAAACATAGTTCAGACTCAAGCCTTAAATCAAGAGACATTGTTTGGTACTCCGGGCCTTGAGCAAGTAGCAATGACTAGCCAGCTAGAAGTAAGTAGGGGCGCACATGAAATGAATGGTGTGCCTTACTTTGTTGTAGGCAATACTCTTTACAGCATGGACTCTAGTAATGTTTTGACTACCAGAGGGACCATAGCGGGTAGTGGATTAGTATCTATGGCTGATAACGGAGCGCAGATGTTAATTCTGATTCCGGGCGGCAATGGCTATATTTATACTCACGCCTCTACAACGCTTACTCAGATTACTGATGGTGACTTTACTGCTAACGGTAATCCTCAACAGGTAGTCTATATTGATGGTTATTTTTGCTTAACAACAGACTCAAAGAAGTTCATAGTTAGTTCAATAAACGATGGACTTAGCTACAACGCTTTAGACTTTGGCACTTCAGAGTCAGACCCAGATGACATTGTTGCTCCGGTAGTTTTTAAGAATCAGCTTTTTATAGGCGGTTCGCAGACTATAGAAGCATTTCAAAACATTGGCGGTGCTGACTTTCCTTTCCAAAGGACAGGATTGTTTTTAAGTAAGGGTATAGTTAGTCCGTTTAGCATTCAGTCTTTGCAAGATACTTTTATATTTATCGGCTCTGGGTATAGAGAATCTCCTGCTATATGGGCATTAAGTGGTAATGATGTTGTAAAAATATCAACAACTGCTTTAGATAATGAGCTAGGCAAGTTAACTACAGATCAAATAAATGCTATTTACTCTTGGTCCTATGCTCAGAAGGGAGCTTACTTTGTTGGATTTGCGCTGCCTTCTACTACGTTTGTTTACGACCTTATAAGTAAAAGATGGCATGAAAGAAAGTCTGTTATAGATGAAACTTTAGGAGCCTATAGAGTTAAGTCTTTGGTTAGGGCTTACAACAATGTTTATTGCGGTGATCTTGGTGATGGAAGGATAGGAAGGCTAGACCCGGAAATCTACAACGAATATGGGACTGCTATACAAAGAACTATAGTGACTCAACCATTCCAAAACAATATGAACTCTTTTGTATTACCGTCTATAGAGATGACAGTAGAAAGCGGTGTAGGAAATACTGACAGTGAAGACCCTTTGATTGGTATGGCTAGAAGTACGAATGGTAAGATATGGGCTAGTACACGCTATCGGAAGGTTGGTAAGATTGGAGAATACGACAAGAGAGCCATTTGGAGAAGGAACGGCAGAGCTTCAAGGTTTGAGCTTTTTAGGTTTACTTTAAGTGATCCTGTAAAGCCTGTGTTTATTCAATTAACGGCTGACATAGAGGCGGCAGCATGACTTATAAGTTAAACGTAGCGCAGCCTATTGTAGAGAATAACGGCACAATGGCTCAGGCGTTTAGACAGTACACTCAAGATGCGGCTTTAAGCATACCGATTACAGGAGCGGGTACACCAGAAGGCAATGTAGAGGCTAGGCAGTTTAGTTTGTACTTAGATACCTCTGGAAGTGCTGGATCAATTCAATATCGTAAAATGGTTGCTCAGATTAGTGGTGATCGTAAAAGAGGCTGGATAGCCGTTTAGGAGAATATTATGTCAGGAGCAGGAGCAGCAGCAGGCGCAGCAGCCTCAGCAGTTGGAAGCATTTTAGATTATAAGGCTAATAAAAAAGCGGCTAAACAAGCAGAAGAACAAATAGAGGCTTTAAAAGGTGACATAACAACATATGGAGGAAGGGCTGTTGATAGTCTTCTTCCTGCTTATACTGCTGGTCAAAACGTAAGAGAGGAAGGCCTTAACGCAAACTTAGCCTTAGCTGGAAATATGTTTGAGCCTAGAGTAGACCTTTTGCAAGATTCTGGATATATGGCTCAACAAGCTATACTTGCTGGTTTAATGGGTCAAAGAGCTGCAACATTAGGTGATCCTATTAATTACGGAGCATTGCAGGCTCAAAGCGTTCCTGTAGATATGTCTGCCTTGACAGGCATAACGAACCCAACAGGAATAACTTTTTCTGATATGAAGCTTCCCAATTACGGAGCTTCTTCTGGAGAGGTTGCTCAACAAAACTGGGATGCGGGTACAACAGCTCAATACGCAGCAAACTATCCTGATCTTGTTGAATACTATGAAGCAAACAAAAAACAATTAGTTAAAGATAGCGGAAGCGATGTTTTTAATAGCCTTGATAGTTATTTAAAATATCATTACGATAATTTTGGCAAGGCAGAAGGCAGGATATTTGATAAGCCTTTGCCTACCTTAGCCGCTGCTCAAGGCGCACAGACAACAAACATAAACTCAGCAGAACCTTTTAGCAGAGATCAAGTTATGGGCGCTATGATGGGTACTTTTGAAGGAGAGCCAAGTTAATGTCATTGTCTAATTTAAGAGGTATACCAAAGTCTCCCCCATACGCTGATGCTGATGTTGAAAGGGTAAAAAGTTTGCTTAACTCAGCAGCGGTAACTGTTGGAGAAGTATCTCAGTATTTTAAAGTTCCCCGGTCAGTAGTTATAAGTAATCTGGCTGGCGTTCCAGTTGACGGTGAATACAGCCAAGAAGAAGCAAATAAAGTTGAAAAGCTTATAAGTGCTGGTGTTGCAAGTATTAGTGATATTGCTCAAAACTTTAAAGTTGCTCCTTCTGTTATAGAAGATGCATTAGTTAATGGGTTTAATTATAACTCAGCTCAAATTGCTGAAGCTCAAGCTGGGCTTCCTGTTAGCAGGGTTCAAACTCAAGCTCCTGATCCTGTAGCTCCTGATCCTGTAGCTCCTGCTGCCGCTACTCCAGCAACAGCTCCTGCTGCCGACACTCCTGTAGCTCCTGCGCCAGCCGTTCCAACTAACATAAATGATATTCCTGTGGATGGAGATTACACTCAGCAGGAAGTTGCTCTTGTTGTTGGTGCGTTAAATAATAAATATGTTAGTGCTGCTGATGTGGCTAAAC